AAAGCTGACCCAACAACGCCGCCATAAACTTAATATGAATTAGTTCGTTGCTTCTTAGGATTCTTGCCGCCGCTAGATTTCTTAGCTTTCTTGACGGATGATTTTTTGGTTCGACCTGCAAGTATTACGGCGCTAAATGATATTTCTGTATCTGACGTTTTGACCACTCAAATGACAGAAGCTTATGCAGCCGATGGAACGGCCCCAACTTTGGCGCAAGCAATTTTCCTAATTCAACAAACGATCGGTGACTTTGCAATTGCAGGGACCACGATAACGACTAAGAAATTAGATGGATCAACTACGGCGGCAACTTATACGCTTGATGATGGGACCAGTCCAACTAGCCGAACCAGGACTACATAATGAGTATTGCCCTGGTTGTAACTGCTGGCTTTGGAAACGGAACCTTTAGCGGAACCATTCCTTTTGTTGTTACTAGGGGCTATTCAATTGGCGTTCCTCCTACTGGCGTTGATGGTCCAGGCTTTGGCGTTACCGGCACGATTACAAATAACGGATTAGGCAGAATAGGCGCAATCTCAAACGCAGGAATCGGAAGAATAGGCACCATCCAACTTGGCTTCGGCGTTGTTGGAAAAATTACCAATAATGGGTTAGGATTGGCAGGTAAAATCACTAACGATGGCATAGGAAAGAAGGGTGATATATGAGTATAAAATTAGGTGAAATTGGACAACCTTTCAGAATCGATGCTAGTTTTGTGATGTCGAGTTCAACGGGATTAGAGATTCTATTTACTAAACCTGACGGCACGACGGCGAACTTGACTCAAGCGACTACGCCAGCGGTTACGGCTCCTGCGGTTGCACTGGTTAACGATCCCGAATTAGGTAATGTTCCGGCAAGCGAGTACTTTGAAGTAACGTCTGTAGCTGCTACGTTTGATCAAGCTGGCACTTGGTTTGCATGTGGAAAGTATATCGATGGAACCTCAACTCTATACGCCGATGAAGTAGAATTTGAAATTAAAGCGCAATGTAGCGCAGCATAAGGAGAATTAAAATGCCAAAAACATATGCAGATCGAACCAAAAAATCATCCGTCAAGAAAGCTAAGAAATCTAGCGGCGGCAAGAATCCTAAGAAGCAACGAACTAATTCATATTAAGTTTATGGCGGCGTTGTTGGGTCAGCTTTCGGTCTTTGGTCGGGGTTGGACAACTAGCAGGTTTGGTCCGGTGGCGCTACCACCCATTCAAGCGTAATGGAGAAGAAGATGAGTGCAATAACCCAAGGAAGTGCGGCGAAGCTCATACAAGAAGGTATCGCTGAAACACAACAACAGCTAGAAGATGGCACATACCCCGTACCCACAGTAATGGACCTAATGAAGTTTCCAATTCATACGAGAGTCAGGCAGGTTAACTTCTTAGAGGATCATAAACTTCTGCCACCAGTCACCATTGCTAACTACAAGAAGACGCTAGGCATAGAAGGCATGGAGAATAGATTTTGAATATACCAGCAGGCAAGGGCAAAGCTATTTCTGAATCTAAATTGGAGTCTATCTAAATGGGAAAAATATCCGAAACAAATCCTAACGGCTGGGGCAGGAAGACAAGTATCACGCCAAAAATAATTCAATTGGCCCTGGATTATGTTAGCGATGACCCGAAGAAAAATTATATTCGCTATAAGCACGCAATCCCTAGCATTGTTGGACTGTGTCGCGTTCTAAAGCGGTCGAGATCAACCATCTATTTTTTGGGCAAGCGATCCGGAGATATTGTGGATACGAATAAAGAATTTCAAGAGTTGGTCACGCTTAACGGCACGCTTAACGGCACGTTGAATTCTAATATTGGTAAATTAGTCTTGGGCAAGCATGGTTATCATGACCGTCAAGTGGTTGACACTACCGTAACATTATCAGACCTCAGCGATGAAGAACTTACCGCTCGAATTAAATCACTCACAAGCGACGTTGAAAAAACATAGTGGCTACGTCTTTGGGTGGCAAGAAAATAGAATTAATCGGCTTGCTTGAAGAAGCGAAAAGAAGAGAGGCTGAAACTCTCTATCTAACAGTGTTCAATTCGTTTTATGGCTGGCAGCGAGATTTTGTTAAGGCAACGAGTGAATACCATGAGTGTTGTTTGTGCGCCGCTAACCAAATTGGCAAGACTTATACCGGAACTGATATCGACGCCATGCATTTATTGGGTGATTATCCTGATGACTGGGAGGGGCATAAGTTTGATTTCCCTCCGATGTGTTGGGGCCTTGGCTATTCAATGGAGAAAACCAGAGACTTACTTCAGTCGGCATTATTTGGCAAATATATAGCTGGTGAGTTTGAGGGCGGTCTAGTTCCGAAGAGCAGGATACTAAGCCATGAGTCTGCAACGGGAACGCCTAACGCGATGCGTACCATCAGAGTTAAACATAAGCTTGGCGAATCGGTTATTCAATTCTGGTCATATTCTCAAGGCTCTCATGCGATCATGGGCGATGTTGTTGATTTCATTCATGTCGATGAAGAGCCAAAAGATCAAACTATCAGACCGCAACTTTTAACGCGCTCAATTAACGGCGATAAAGGGAAAGGCGGTAGAATTATTTACACTTTTACGCCAGAGAATGGAAAGACAGAATTAGTCAGCAAATTTATGGAAGATCCTTCGTCTGATCAGTTCTTTATGATGAAAGGTTGGGTTGATGCGCCTCATATGACTGAGGAAAAAATGGAAAGGTTGTTAGCCCAGTATCCAGCGTATCAGAGAGATATGCGGTCCAAGGGAATGCCTCTAATGGGCGCCGGTTTAATCTATGAAGTGTCCGAAGATTTTCTAAAAGTTGATCCATTTAAGCCGCCTAATTACTGGTTTGTTATTGACGGTATGGATTTTGGCTGGGATCACCCGCAAGCGCATATCCAAATGGTTTGGGACCGTGACGCTGATACTTTTTACATTGTTAACGCTTGGAAGGCTAGTAAAAAGCAACCCTTTGAAGCTTGGCACGTTGTAAGGGGCTGGGCCGATGGTGTTCCGACTGCTTGGCCTGCTGATGGCCTGCAAACTGAGAAAGGCTCGGCTAAACAACAGAAATCTTATTACGATGAGGAAGGGTTTTTGCTATTGGATGACCATGCTACTTGGGAAGAGGGCGGCAACGGTGTTTGGGCTGGCTTAATGGAAATTAATAACTTAATGAAGACCGGGCGCCTTAAAATATTCTCTAATTTGGTCGAGGTTTTCGCAGAAGTCCGGCAATACCATACTAAGACTACGGCAGGTGGTAAAAGTGAGATTGTCAAGCTTGGTGAGGATTTATTGGACGCGATACGTTATGCTTACATGATGAGACGACACGCTATTAGGATTTGTGATATTAACATTGAAGGTGTTAGCGGATTTGAAATGGTAGTGGATAACGGAAGAGATTCGAGGACGGGATATTGAATAGTGTATGCCATAGTGCTACAGAAAGACTGTTATGCGAAGGGATAGGAGCTTTATTTTTCATCAAAACTGGTTGTTGGGTAGAAAGGGATAATGATTTTCCTGATGCCGGATTAGCTTTACGAGTTGAGGGTATGAGCACTCCTTATATAATCAAAGGAAATGATTTGATTGCGCTTGAGCAAAAATTTATTACGCGAACCCTAATGAATAAGATTGTTACAGATTTGCAGGCTTGGGCGGCGGTGCCATCACTTGTATTTTCAACACTTCCTCGTAGAGATATGAGGAAAATAGAGAATAAGGGAGATAAGCCGCCAACTGTATATATCAAGGCTAACGCTCTAGTAGGCAACTTATATGTGTAACGGATGCATAGCAGTAAAAGACAAAGCTTTATCCTATACTCGCTGCAAACAGTGTAAGTTATGGCGGCCGCTCACCACTTCAGAGAAAGCTAAGATAGCTAAAAGGAAACGATAATGCCATTTCATGATCATGAAGAGGATGGACTACCACGTGATCATCCAAAAGCAAACGAAAGTATATTCTGTGACAAATGCAATGGAATGGTTCACGCATTTAATAATGAATTAATGATGCCTTGGGTTGAGTATGATGATGGCAGGAATGTGTGCGTAGACTGCTTGCCGAATAGATTCCCGGAAGGATGGGAAGCGCCGATTACTATCAAGACGCTTGCTGATGAATCAACCGCATGGTTTTTGAAAGGATAAGATAATGCCACATGATCTAGCTTACGAGGAAGATTTTCCGGTCGAGACTGAAATGGAAACTGGCCCCTAGTTGAAGATAGCTACGAGGAAGAAGAGGCTGTTGATAGTCCTGTTCTTGATTACCTTGATATGGGTAACCTAGTCGCCGAATTAGAGAAGAATAATCTTTCAAATATTGAGGTTGCCGGTAAGGTTTTAGAGTCGTTATCTTCTGCCAAATCTCATCAGGAGTTATACCGGCTTTCTCCATTTTCTCAGCCATGCCAAGCATAAACTCATCAGCGAATTTTGCACCCTTGCCTAGAAATGATGCTTCGGATTCGTCAGTGTAACCAGAGGCGACAATGCCAGTCCCAACAGCTAGTTTTTTATTGATAGCATCAGACATAACATTAGGCGCCGTACCTTCAGGAAACATCAACTTACCCAAACCCTTAGCAAATACTTTAATTGGTCCCGGCAACTAAACCTCCCTGATCTACATCAAAGATATAATCAAATTTCTCTTCCATCATTCCGATAGCCTGAACACCTGACTGTGGATTTAAACCAGCGTCATATAATTTCTTAAGAGTATCGGCATATTTGTTCGCTATTTCTGCCTGATCTTTGTCAGATTGTAAGCCAAGTTTAGTCATTTCCCTTGATGCTTCCATGGCTGCTTTCTGTCTCTTAACATCCAGCTCGCCACGTCGTAAATCTTGATCTTGCTTCTTAATTTCCATTTCAGCCGCTTGCTGAGCTAGAATCATTTGCTGCGTAGGATCGACCGCATTAGGATCAGGTTCCGGCGCCAAATCTTCAATGTTAGGAGTCTTCATAGCCTTCAACCAATCAAGCAAAGCCTCGCGCTTATTGATCATGCCAGATTGATCTATTTTAGCCTCTTCCCAAATTGCATTAGCTCGCGCCGACCTTTCAACATCAGAACCTTGACTTGGATCAGCTTCCAGACGCATATCACAATCAGCAGGATCAAAATCAGCTTCCATTGACGCCTCTTCTTCAGCATCGATGACACGATTATATTTCGAGTCTGAAAAGTGCTTGAAGTTGATATCTCCGATCTTTTGTTGCTCTCTCTTAAGGCCATCGTAAACCCTCATGATAATACTGTTAGGAGTCTTCAGCGCTTGCTGGAGTTGAGCCAGATAAAGGCTAGCTGCCATATTGGAATTCGCTTCAATCGTGGTGGACGCCGTTGTCATTCGCTGCGCTGACTCGATCATGAATTGCATCAAAGCCATTAGCGTTGTATTCGGTCCCGCCGCTGGAAATTGAACTAAATTAGCTCTTAAGTCACCGCGTGTTTGAAGTGGTGTCAACTGCCCAATCTTAGCTTCAACTGGCCCCGATTGAACCGCGTTACCTCGACCGCTGACCATACCCGTTGCATAAAAGCCTGAATTCGCTGCCGTATTAGCAACTGTGCCAGCGTCAATAAGTTGACGAACGTTAGTATTAATAGCTTCAAACATTGGACCAAGTAAAATACCCCAGCCCATACCCATTGGGCCACCATCGGGATCAGGAAGAAAGTGAATAGGCGTGAACCGCTCAATAGCGTCAATCTTGATAAGCGTTCCGTCTTCAGCCTGGTGAATTCCTTCCTCGTCAAAGAATGGCGTCAGAGAAACAATTTTACTGTTTTTGTCCCAAATAATAGCGATATAAGGCTCTTTCAAACCGTCGTCATCTAGGTCAATCCAGGTATAACATTCCGTAAATTTAAATACTTCTTCATCGTCCTCAAGATCAGCTTCGTCAATCTCCCAAGCTTGATCAGGATTGCGAATAAAACCTATTACGTCATTACGGGTATATTCAACTTCCTTAAATTTATCCGGCGCATCTTTAAAAGTCTTGTAATCGTGATTGAAAATAACTTCATCGGCCAAGCATAAATCAGATCGAACTTCCTTAATCTCGCTATCGTAGAAAGTTTCCTTGTAAATCGTACCGGCGCACGCAATGACAAATAATCCTTTATCCTGGTTAGTTCTCCAGTTTGGAATTGATTCCGCTAATTGATAATTCTGATATGTACTAACACGCTCCGCCCTAGCCTCTTTCTCTTCGCTATTCTTACCGTAGACTTTTGCCTTGACGATATCTTTAGCCCATACTAATTCAGGAGCAGCGCGGGAATTGAAATCTAACATAGCCTCGGTTATATACGGCATCATAGCCAACGAAGCGCCCTCAAAAGGGAAGTCTTTTGATTCTATTTCTTTATCGTTCGATGTGGGTTGCAACTTAGCAAGCATTATCGCCCGCTTGTATTTCTTTTCCCATGGCTCCATTGTGCGCTTGGCTTCGGATAACGACTCTAAAACCTTACCGGCAACCTCAATATTTGAAAGATTATTCTTCTCTAATTCGGCGACTAGGTTACCCATATCAAGGTAATCAAGAACAGGACTATCAACAGCCTCTTCTTCCTCGTAGCTATCTTCAACTAGG